GTAAAAATCCAAACATCAACCAACCAAACCAACGACGATATGTCGACGCATTTGAACCGCCTGATCTGTCGATTTGCGTTGCACTGGTTGAATACTGCTAAATGCAAACTACTTGCAATAACGAAAACATCCTAAGTCATTACTAATCAACGACTTATCTGCTTTACTCGTGTAAATTAGACATAATGGATCTTGTGCGAACTCTGTTGATAATCAACGATTTACGAAACGACTTTTCTAGTACTATCTCCGCCAGTAGAAAAAACGCAGGGGTACGCGGGGGTTTTATGTGGTCGCGTATATAGCGTAACTCGCTCAGATTTTTTCAACCAATTTTACAAAGTGTGACCGACTAGAAGTGCGGGTTTATATCGTCATTATCGGGGTCTAACACGTCGTCCGGAGAGAACAATATATCGGCATCTGTAAGCACTGTCAGCTTGGCAAACTCCAAGGCTCCAACAATCGTCTGATCGTTTATATCGAACTCCTGCTGGTATCGTCGTATTAAGTTATCCAGATCGAATTGAAAAGAGTCCGTTTGATGGTTATTATCCATAGTAGTTTTATTGTATTACAGTTTGTTACATTCATCAAGTGTCGTTTTGACCCGTATTTTTATTCATTGATAAACAACGACTTACAACTCTAGTATTGACAATCAACCCGTATGGGTTACTAAATGATATAATGCCTAGCGGAGCGAGTGACACTTATAGGTGTCTCTTATAACAGTATAATATTTGTTGTAATAAACAACGACTACAATTACTACAACAACGAATGACGTTATAGATGTCGTCGTTATAATCAGTTATTAAAAAAGCTCATACTTCGTTCTTTCGCTTTTTACTTTTATCGTCGTCTTCTTTCTAAACTATTTAAGGATAGGTGTGTTTATAAATAAACCATAATAACGATTACTACTGTAATAAACCTGTATTTAAACTAACTACGTCATCACAGTATATATAATCTATAAAAGATTTGTTATCCTCTATAAGAGTGTTTGTTAACTCCAAAGGAACGCTTTAGGACTACCACTACTACGTTTATAGAAGCTATCAGTAAACTTTGTTAACTCTTGTTGTAGTAGTTCTTGTTTCCTATCAGATATGTTTCTATCAGCATCAGCAGCCATCTGTTCAGTCCAGTAAGCAACAGCAATAGCTAAAGCATCCAATCTATCATCCTTTAACAGACTACCACGTTCTCTTGTTATTCGTGATAGTTGATACATAAGTTGATAGGAAGCTTGTTTCTCAGTAGGATAAGCCATTGCTGAGTTATAGTCGTTAGTTATTACCCTAGGGTCTACAATTAGCTTATGACTGTTAAGTACAGGTTCCAATGTATCAATGATACGTAGTTCTTTTTGTTTACTGTGTCTTACTTCCTCCAGTGTTACCGGGTAAGTGGTACGAAACAAAGGTTTAATCAGTTCTGAAAAGATACCGTCACCAAAGTTACTCTCTACTACGACTTTGTTAACCTTGTTACGTTTTGCTACATCAACAAGTTCCTTTAGTGTTTGTTCTCCGTATCCACCCTTTAGACCACCAGCTTCAGGTACGTACAGATAACCGTTTAACATCTTTACCACAGCGTACCCAGTTTCATCAACACCACGACCAGACGGGTCAATAGACAACACACTACCACTATACGGTACATCCTCTCCAACAACCTTACTGGGGCGTTTGTACCTGTCACCGTTAAAGCCTACATTAGGCAGCGTCCTGTCAGCTTTCTCAGGGTCACTTGACCACAGTATCTTTTCAGGAGCGGTATCAACGTCTACGTCGTAAAGAACCAGATCGTTAATCTTCAGTGGGAACCTGTCTTGGTCAGATAGTCGTGGGTTGAGTAAGAACTGTAAGGAATAACCACTACGACCATAACTTAGCTTACGTTCGTCTAAGTCCATATCAGTGAACCGTAGGGGTTCTGTAGTCTTACCTATGTTATCCTCAGTAGTGTTATCCGATATAAAGGGTGCTAGAGCGTCTCCATAGATGTTTGTTACCGTAGAGGGGTCAGGGTATTCAGAAGGCATGATAAACGCCTTGTAGCCCCTGTCTTGGAGCTTCTGATAGATACTCTCTTCTGTTTGAGGAGTGCCAAGGAATACGATCTTAGAGGTGTCCAGTGGTTTAATGATAGCATCTGTTTCCTTTACGGCTTCCGATAGCTTATCTCTCATGCCCTGTGTAGCAGAGTTGTTAACGACTTCTATATCGTCCAACACTATCAGATCAGCACGACTACCCGTTAACTGTGATGTTATACCGAGGGACTTGACGGACGGTGCGTGTGACGCAGGAGCTGGACCAACATCAAAGGACACCTTACTGAACCTTTGGTCTTCCGTTGGTTTTAGTTGGTGTAACACTGGTATATCGTTAATAAGACGCTGACAAAATGTACTAAACTCATCAGCACGAACCTTACTAGCAGATACAACAAGTATGTTCTTGGACGGGTCCATCAGCAGTTCCCACACTACATAAGCACTTGTTATCCAAGACTTTCCACAACCACGAAACGCCATTACAATACTACGCTTCGGACCGTATTGCAGGTGGTCGCAAATAGCGTACTGTAGCGGTGTAGGATCAGGCAGGTTTAAGTGCCTCCATACCAAACAGACAAAGTTCTTAAAGTTCTTTAACTGTGGTGGTACGTTAAGTTCCGGCTGCTTGTTGTTGTTCCTCATTCTCGGTGAAAGGAAGCGTTTCAAATTCTTTTGCTAGGTCGTTAACAGGAGTACCACTACGATTGTCAACCGTTATGTTGTTGTCTTTCAACCACTTACCCACAGCGTTCATCAGTGCTGGGTTGTACTCCTCCATAGCTTTCATGTACCCGACTGCATCTTTACACAGTTCAGTATAACCGTCAGCTAGTTTAGCTCCTTCTACGTGATCTTTCATATTAACACTTCCACCTTCTTAACGCTAAAGCTTTACGGGTAGGTCTGCCTTTACTGTCTTTCATTGGTCCCTTTACTCCTGACATACGAGCACAGAAGGAACGCTTACGGGGACCACCACCGGGTTGAGGAGCTTTCAGATTAGACCCAGTAGCTCTGTTATACTTGCGTCTGCCTTTTGCAGTGAGTCCACCTTTACGGGACTTCTCACCTCTACCTATGGATAACGATACACTCACTTCTTCTTTTTAATAGCCATACCCTTGCGACGTTTCAAAGTGATAATGTCAGCTTGGGTAATCTTTTTCTTGTCACCAGCAACGGCAGCAAGCTTCTTCTGTTTAGGTGTGTATTTACTGTATGGCATATTACTTATCTTTCTTAATCATCAAGCCTTTACGACGTTTCATCTTTTGTTTCTTAGGTGGACGACCAACTTGTGATCCGTATGTTCCAGTACCGTATGGCATAGTTATTTCCTCTTTTTAATCTTTAATGATACCCGTGCTGCGGGTGTATTACTAACAAACTGTTTACCTTTTGCACCGCCAGCTTTCTTCTTTCTAGCGGTAGCTGCTCTTTGAGAGGTGGACAGTGAACGTGCTTTAGACATAGGAAGACAACGATCAGGATTCTTTTTGTTTTTAGAAGTCCCACACTTACCTGCTATCTTACCTGAACTACTAATACGCACCCAGTTCTGTGCTCTCCACTTTGCTAACTCTCCCATCTTACTTCTTCTTCTTTATTGCAAGCTTCTTGCGTTTCTTACCGTACGTGGGGCTCTTGCAGTATTTAGATGCAGCCATGTTGGCATACGCACTTGGATACTTATCGAAAGTACGTTTAGCCCACGCTATACCTTTTGGACAAATCTTAGCCACGTTTCATTAACATCTCCATTAAGCGATCAAGCTTGTTATTGATTTCTTTTACAGTAGTTTCTAGTCCACTCATACGGTTCTCAACAGCAGTGTCTCGTTCTTTCTGAGCAGCTAACTCCACCTCTATCTTAGTCATCCGTTTATCTCCCACATCTAGTCGTTCTAACAACCTTTTGATAATCCACCCTATAACTCCAAGTGCTACCGCTATGACGGTGTTAAGAAGACCTGATAGAGATTCTATCATCCTACATTGCTGCGATGATAAATGCGAGTAGTTCGTTATACCTAACACTCATTTGAGTGACTTCAGTATACCCTTCGGTAGCTTCATACTTTACTTCACGGTTCCCTTCAGAATCTGTACCTTCCCACCAAGTATCTCTTCCAATCATTGAATAACGAAAAGCGTCTAAACCTTCACTCTCAAAAGCAGCTTGTAACTCTTGTGCTATGATACCTACATGAATACGAGCGTTAGCTCCTTTCTCAGCAACAGCGTCTTTTAGTCGGTACTTTTTGATAAGACCTTTACATTTAACAGCCACCCGTTTTTCAGCTTCATTTAGCTCTTCAATGTCTTGTTTTATGTTTTGGTCGGAACCATTGAATGTACCGTTACTCCATACATCATCCCATCTGCTGCCTGTTTTACCTAAATCTTGAGTATTAGTAAATGAATACCAATCACCAGATGCGTCCATATTTATAGTTTTATTAGCTGTTTCGTTCTTAAAGTTAAGAATACCATTAGCATCACCTGTAAATATCGAGTAGTGACCTTCGTTTGCAGAAGGAGCAGTAGTTGACTTTAAGGTTATAGAAGCACCACCTCCACCTGCTTCGTCGTTAAGTAGTTTTAATTTAGCTACACCTGAGTCATTAATTACACGAAGTCCGTCTTTTACTTGAGCTTTGTAAGTAGTTCCACTAGAAAAAGTATCACTTGTATCCACGGTGACACCAATTCCTACAATGTTTTCACCCGCATCTGCGTTTATTAAATTAGCATTGGCGTCACCTTCTACTCGAAAGTCTATGTCAGCACCACCTTCGTTTACTACGACATCAGTAGTAGATACTTTAAAGGTATTATCAGTAGAACTTATCTTATCAGCTGTAACTGCGTCGTCTGCTATCTGTGTAGTATTAACACCGTCGTTGGCTATGGCAAGCGTACCACTTGTCGTAATAGGA